CACTTGCAGTTTCATAGCTTAGTTCAATGGGTGCAATAACAGTAGGCATACAATTTTGTAACTCATATTGTTTCAAAATTGCATCATCTCTACCTAATTGTTGCACTGTCAATGTCGCAGTATACTGATTGACATCTGGTATACCAGTATTATCTACTAAGTTATTCATTATGTTTGTCCAAGATTCGATAGCATTTCTGATATCAAAATCTGTATCGTTAATGAATGTCGAATCCCAAGTTTCAAATTCTCTGTCACCAGCAATATACAGGTTTCTACCTCTGAACGGAACTGGAATTTCTGTTACAGTTTGTCCAGGCAGAGCTGCAGCTTTACATAAGAATTGTGACTTATTTGGGATTTGAATAGCAGCTGATGGAGTTGTAAATATCACTCTAAACTGGTTAGCACGAGCACCACCACCAGTAAGGTTTGCTTTAAATTGGTCAATAGTTGCCATTTTTATTACCCTCCAATCTCACTGAACGCAACCCCTGTTCTCACAGCGATAAAGTTCAGTTGGATGAAGTTAATTGAACGAGCGGGTTTGATGAAGATATCTGCAACAAACTCATTACGGTCAATGACCTCACCTGTGTTATTTGTACCATCACATACTACACTAAAGTCTGTGATACCTCTACGACCTTGAATGTCTCTCAAGAACGGTTCTACCAAGTTACGGAACTGTGCCTGAGTAAAGTCATCGTTGAACTCAAACAGTTGGAACTTAGCAGCGGTTGCAATTGCTTTCTCAAGTAAGATAAACAGTCTACGAACATTGATGCGGTCAAATGCACTTGGTTTCGCAAGAGCAGTTTTGTCACCAAAGAGAACTGTACCTTGGCCTGGGAATGTTACCACAGGGTTAATTCTTGCCGGATAGAGAATATCTCTTTGCGACTTAGTTGGATTAAACGCAAGTTTAATCGCACCACGAATTTGACCTCTGTTGAAACCGCCAGGCGAGAAGAATGGGTCTGCAACATTGTCTGTGTTTGCACAAAGACCAGCGATGTCACCATTCAATGGAACAAAACGATATACATCGTTAAACTTGTCGTACATATACTTGTATCCACTATCGAATACTGCATAAGACGAACTTGAAAGTCCATCAAAGAATGTTTTCACGTTAGTTGCCTGTGTGAAACTCTGTGCAATGTTAACCACATCTGCCCTACGAGGTGAGATAAAGACTACAACATCTTTTCTTGCCTCTGCAATGTCGATAAGGTTAGTTGCGTGAGTAGTTCCATCTGCACCAGCAGGAGCAGTACCAGCCATGATAAGGTTTACATCAACTGTTTCAGCGTCTGCAAACTCATCGTATGCAAGTTTCAGTTCACCAACTGTTACAGCATAATCATCTGTACCACCAGCAAGGTTATCATCTTTAACACCACCACTACCAGCAGTTGATGCGAAAGTTGTACCAGCAACTGGGTCTGTACCAGCATTAGTTAACGATGCGTCATGGTCTAACCAGTAAATGAATGTAGACTGATTGTAGATTACATCTGGATAGTAGTTTGTTCCACCCTGTGCAGTCTTAGCAGATGCAGCCTGTGATACAAATGCGAATGTTTCAAGAACTGATTCAGTTCTTTCACCGTTTGTATCTGCTCTGAAACCAGAGATGTCACCAGTTCTGTCAAATACAACAACGTGCATCTCGTCACCGACAAGACCTTTACCAGTTGCATAAGTTGACGTACCAGGCGCAGCATCAAACAAGTCATAAAATCTCCAACGTCTACGAACTGTTGTTGCAGCAGTAAGTGCAGATTTAAGACCACCACCGTTTGGATTGTCTAATTGTTTAATTGTAAGGTTATCACTTGCAATTGCAGTGACCTCATATTCTTGACCATCAGCTTCACTGAAGTGTACGATGTCGCCTACGTTAAACGCAGCACCACCATCACCACTAGAACCACCACCGTTGTCAATACCAACAGTTGTTGCACCAGCAGCAGGTGTACCTGTTGTTACACCAAGTGTACCAGCTGCACCACTGAAGGTTTGTTCGTATGCAGTTGCGTTAGAACACAATGACACACCAAGTGAGTTACCATGTGTACCAGCAGTTCTTGCACCCCATTCACCACTAGAACCTTGTCCAGCAGAGTAATTATTTAAATAGTCTTCTGTATTCTTGATAAGTAAACCAGAACCACCACTCATTGCATTGAGTACGGTACTTTCTGCACGAACAACTCTGAGTGCGTTACCGTACTGCAAAAAGTTTGCAGCGGTGAACCATGTCTCAAAGTTACTTCCGTTTGGTTTACCGAAGATGTCCACTAATTCTTTTTCCGAACCAATTGCAACGATTTCTCCGACTGGCCCTTTTTCAAAGGCACCAGCCATTGCACCAATCGAAGTTGCAACAGCAGGAACAACATTAGTGAGGTCTACTTCTTTAACAAGAACACCAGGCGATAATTGAAAAGGCATTTTTGTTTCTCCTATTACTTTATATAAAGTTGTTCACTTCTCATATATTTATGATTTTAAAGTTTTCAAAACCTATTTTTATATGCAGTGATGCATATAAATAGTTTCATGTCTCATTATAAACAATACAAGGAAACCATAAAAGAAGTGACAAAGAGAAACTATCGTAAGAGAGTAATCTGGGTCAATGAGTTCCTTGCAAATCAATCTTGTTGTCATTGTGGAGAACGTGAGACTGCCTGTCTACAATTCCATCCACATGATTCTAAAATTCGTTCCCTATCTAAGCGTAAAGGTCTTAACACACAATCTCGACAGGAAGTTGTGAAATTAATCGACCAATCAAAAATTGTATGTGCAAATTGTTACCTTAAAATTGAAAATGATATTATTGAGATTATATAGACATTTACCAATTTGTATCGTAATTTCTTACGATTGGTGACCAACGTGTACCATATTCATCTACCATCTGACCAATATTCTCATCTTCTAATCCATCAGAGAAGAACCCGAATGGAGCCATATCCTGTTCTAATTGATTTTGATGTTCTAAGAACATCTTTTCTCTAAGGTCAATATCAGTAAGTTCTTTGAAATACTGTTGGTTTGTCATCCAAGCAAACAGAACACAACACATTGCGAGGTCATCATTGTGACCCTCTTCTGCTTGGTAGGACTGTCCATGTTGTACAAAGGTTGATAGTTCTTCAATTAATTCATAGTCATTGATAATCAGTTTGTCTGTCTCGACCATTTGTTTTAGGTTGGAACATCCAAGTGACTTGACTGCTTTGGTTGTTCTGACTCCAAGTTGTGCCTTACCACCAGAGAAACCAGCACCAAGTATCTGTCCAGCACGACCACGCATAGACGCCATGATAAGGTTGTCGTATTCTAAGTCATACTGTAGTGCAGTTGCGACCTGTTCCCCAATATCATTGACTTCTACCATCGTATATGCTTGGTTGTAGTTTCTTGCGACTTGATGAATGATTGTTGGAAACAGTAATGGTTTTATCTCATTATTGCGATATTTTGCAACAATTTTATATGGCAATTGTGATACATCAAACACGATGAATGCAGAGTAATCATTATTAGTTCCTCTTGCAACATCTGCTACTAATGTATATGTGTGACCCTCTTGAGGTTTTTCATACAAGTCCATACCAGCACTTCTCTGAATCGGTTCATCGAAATGCATCGACTTAATCTTTGTGGGATGAATAAGTGTGTTTACAGAACCTAAGAACTCACATTCAAATTCACGATTGAACTGTTCCTGTGATGTGTTCTTGATGGTTTCTTCTTTCCACTTCTCATCTCTTCCAGGCACTTCTGACCAGTGAACCTCAATAGGAACGTAAGAGTTTCTTCCGTCTTCTGCGTCTGCCCATAACTTGTAATACAGATTCATACCATTCGGTGTAGACACAATAATCACTTTGGTTGTCTTACCAGATGAAATTGTAGGATACACAGAACTAAAGAAGTCCTCTGCGACATTGTGTGGTACGAAAGCAAATTCATCCAAGAAAATCATATTGAACGAACCACCACGAACCGCACTAGATGATGTCGAAGATGCGACAATCTTTGAACCGTTCTCAAGGTCAAGTGAACCTTTGTTCCAAGACATGACCCCCTGTTGTAACCACTTAGGAAGGTTTTCATATGCAAGTTGCAAACGAGACAGAATATCTCTTGCAGTTGCAGCCTTGTTTGCAAGGATAGCAACATTCATATTCGGGTTGAATAGAACATAATGAAGAATGTAAGACACAATAGTAGTAGTCTTACCAGACTGTCGTGGAAGTTTACAGATAGTAAATCGGTTGTTATGAATTGTTCCAACCATCTCTTTTTGAAATGGGAACATCTTGAAAGGAACTAGACCCTCATCCAAAGAAACAATCTTGATATAGTTTTGACAGAAGTGCATGGGGTCTTCCATACATTTCTTATATTCAAGAATCTGTTCCTGTGTCCATTCGACAGGAACATTTGCTTTCTTTAGAAGAGGGTTTCCTAGATAATGGTTTGCATCAGTCATGCAAATATTTAGGTGTTACTTATTCACCGTCATCTAAGTTCTGGGCGGCAACGTATGCTGCATATGCAGTTTTGACTGCATCAGTGTGAAACTGTGCAACCATTGCTTTCACATCTGCACTTTCATTAGATGAATCTGAGTCTGGTGCAACAGTGTGTCTGTGGAAACTTCTTGAAAGTTCTACACCATCTTCTTCAATAATAGTAGCAGTTCTCACTTGAATGTGCTTGAACTCGCCTACTACTTCAATTTTATCTTGTTCTGTACGTTTTGTAATCGCCATTATTTTTCTCCTTTTGTCCGCCCCTAGAATCCACTAGAGGTATAAAGTTATTTATTAGTTCGCAAAATAGTGAACTGTACCTAATATCCTTGCATTATTTTGCCAAACTGAAAGTGAGTTGCCAATATTTCCAGATGCAGTTGTATGTCCAGTAAAGTACGCATAAGTTTGACCATTAATAATATACATATCTAATGAATAAACATTCTGACTGATACCAGAATAAAATGAAATATGACCAGAGTAAACACCCATCGCTGGACTAACACCATTATTGGCAGTAAATGGAAACCCATGTAGTTCATTGGCTGAACCAGAGTTTCTAGCATTAACAGTTATATCAAATACTGCACAAACATATCTACCTACTTTGACGTATAGTCCTTGTTGATTGGTGTAAGTTGCACCAGAACCACCAATGCTTGGAGTCCATGTGCCTTCTTCATAATCGTCAAGGGCGTTAGCAGCCGCAGTATCAGTACCAAATAAAAGACCATGTTGATTTACACTAACTCTTTGACCATTGTTAATTCCAAATGCAATTGTATCGGCAGCCGGTCTGAATAAACAAGCACCAACATTAGGTAGAGATATATTTCCACTAAACTGCATTAGTGAACTTGACATAAGTAATGTACTATTACTAACTGTAGTACCAGCCAATGTAGTTGCACCAGTAACACCAAGTGTACCAGATAAAGTTGCAGAAGTACCAGCGATGGTATTACTTGCAGTAATATTACCAGAACCAGTTCTTGTTGCGATTGTATCTACTTTAATTGTTGACATATTTTTATCCTATTCTGCAATGAGTTCTTTATATTTTTTTAGAACGTCTGCATATTTAACTGTAAAACTAGAAACATCACTTGATGTTAATGCACAATCATTGTCATCTGTTCCAGTAATTTCCATGTAACAATTATTATATTCTTCTTCTGTGAGTTCACCATTGTGAGGCATACTCATCATAAACATTCCAGTTTTATGTAGTGCCTGAACGGCAGATAAAAAAGTAACTGTTGCTGAAGGTGTTGGTAATGCCATAATATTATCCTATTCTCATCCATTGGTGTACGTTGCGACCATTAGTATCTGATTGAACACTTGAATTTGTAGAGTTGTTGTCAGTAAATAATTGATGATGGATGTCTTGGTTGTCAGCAGTTGTGGCAATATACCACTCTTGAGAAATTTGTATATTAAGAGTTTCGGCAGTACCACCACCTCTGTTTTCAAGATTCATTCTTGTAGTTGGTTGACTATTGATGTCTGTTAAAACTGTTGATGTTGTGTTGTTATACAGTCTTGATAAAAGCATTCCATGTACACCCCACAGTCTAATTCTCATTGATGCTGTTAGTTTATATGTGCCTGCATATGGTAAAACCCAACGATAATATACGTTATTTGGTGTTCCCCATGAGTTGTAAGGAACATTACTATCACCAATTGCACCAGAACCCAAAGAAGAATATGCATTACCAGCATCACCAGTAAATGCTCCAGCATCTACAATTTTATTGGTGTTTTTAATTCTCATCTTCTCAGCATTACTAGCGCCTCTGAAAACAATATCATTACTAGATGCTTCAATTTTAGCATCATTAGAATCAGATGACAAAACTAAACCACTATTTAAAGTAACATCACCAGTTATTGCGGCCGTACTAGAAAGTGTAGCTGCACCAGTAACACCAAATGTTCCACCAACTGTTTGGTTGCCTGGCACCACAAGATTGTGTCCAGAACCTAAACTTACGTTTCCAGAACCATTAACTGTTTCGATTGTATCTACTTTAATTGTGGATGCCATTTATCTTTTCCTAATTAATTCTATTTATGAATCTGTTTCATAAGTTACAGTTGTTCCAAAGTAAGAGTTGCCTCCACCAATTTGTTGTAATTGAACATCTGATGTATTTAAACCAGAATTATAACGAGGTCTTATTTTATCGTCACCACCAGAAATTTGAGCAACCATGTTATTGGTTGATAGATTGGTATCCCAATTGTTATCTCCATTTACAGTTCCCCAAGCACGAGGAAATGAACCAAATGTTGCCGATGATGCAGTAAAAGGAAGTCCACTAATTGCAGCATCACCTGTTTGACCGTTCATATCGCTTGTTGTTATCCAACATGATATTGTAACAAGTCTTCCAATCTTTACATAACTGCCATATTGATAAGTATAAGTCTGACCCGAACCATTAGACCATGCTGGAGTCCAAGTGCCTTCTTCATAATCTTCAAGATGATTTGCAGCAGCATAAGTAGAACCATTTCCAAGAACAATACCAGCAGGCAACATATGTCTACCAGTAGAATCTACTACGAGAGCATTTGTTCCAGATGTTGGTTCTGACCCAGCAGTTTGTCCAACTTGAAGATTTAATGTGTTATTACCACCACTCCAATAAAAAGAACCAGCATTATTAGAATTTGAATTACTTATTTGTAAACCAGAGGACGATGATGTACCAGAGGCATCAATTATAACTCTATGATTTTGTGCATTTGCTACACCTTCAAATTTTGCAAGGTGTCCATTAGTATGAGATTCTACATGAAGTCGTGCATCAATAGAACCACTTCCAGTGTTAACCCCAAGATTATGTCCTGTCGCAATCTTTACTTTGTTTGCATCTCCACCAGAGGTATGTCCTTGTAATTCTGTAACTGTGATTTTTGACATTATACTACACTCAAGTTTCCAGATACGGTTAATGTTGTACCACTTGCGATAATCAGTGGCCCCGCTGCAAGTCCATTTGTATTCGCAGCGACTGTAACATCCGAATCTAATTGTTCTTCATGTACACGAATGATATCTCCTAACCCACCAGACCCTTCACCAAGAAAAGAACCACCACCAAGACCAGATGCACTAACTCTTTTCAGTGTTGTTGCAGAAGCGTCAAATAC